CCGCCAAGCCCAAGAAGTAGAACTAGACAGCCTCGGCAGGATCGGGATATGCTCGTCACGGCAACACTTGTTGCTAGGGGAAGGAGGCAATCACCGTGTCTAAACTCGAGGCTGCTATTGAGGCGGCGCAAGCAAGCAAATCGGGACCGCGATGCAGCGTGTCCGTCCTACTCGATCAGGTGGATTCAGACGAGCGAAAAGCCTTGGTGGCAGCGCTTGCAAATCCAACACGCAACCGCGCGGTGCTCGCTGAAGCCATAAGAACGGCTTACGGCGCAGAGATCACACAAGGGACAATTGCGCGGCATATGCGCCGCCATTGCAGGTGCCCACGATGAGCGAGTTGGAAAAGGTGCTTGCGGAAACGCAGGCATACGAAGAACTCCGCGCGGCACACAATCGCGCGCTGCGCTCGCTGTCGAAGCGAGAGGTCGATCAAGCAGAACTGACAGAGGCGGTATACCGCGCAGCGAAGGACGCGGCGCTCGGTATGAAGATTGCGCCCGTGCCTACGCCGAAAGCGTCAGGCAAGACTGGTTCCCCAGAGACGCTGACCATCCTTCTGGGTGATTGGCAACTCGGCAAGAATTCTGAGACGTACAACATCGAGGTGGCAAAACAGCGGATCGATCTTCTCGCAAAGAAGGTGGCGCGTCTGATTGAATTGCACGGCGTTCCCGTCAATGAGATTCAATGCGCGCTGCTTGGTGACTTCGTGGAGTCGGACGGCAACATCTTCCCCAGCCAAGCCTACGAAGTAGAGCAAGGTGGGCTGTATGTGCAGATCTTTGAGGGCGCGGCAATGTTGGCGCAATTCGTGCGGGCAATGGCGGCGCTTGCACCGAAGGTCACGGTGCGCGGTGCAATCGGCAACCACGGCAGGCTCGGACGATTCGGCGATCACAGCAACGAATCGAACGCGGACGCAATTTTGTACCGAGTTGCCAAAGATCTCGTGAAGACCGAGAAGCGCATTCAATGGAAAGAATCGTTGACGATGGGCGGACGGCATTGGTACGACACGCTGGAAATGCCTAACGGGAAGACGGCGATGCTGGTGCACGGCGATCAGTTCAGAGGCGGCGCATTTGGGCTGCCGTATTACGCAATCGCCAAGCGCGCACAGGGTTGGAACCTTAGCGTGCAGCCATTTGATTTCCTTTTCTACGGACACTGGCATACGCCAGCGCGTCTGGTGCTTAGCGACGGAGCGCATACGGTGTGGGGCAATGCCAGCATTGAGTCGTCCAATCGCTACGCCCAAGAATGGTTGGCTGCATCGGGCACGCCAGCACAATGGGCGATCTTCTTTGGCAAAGATGGTCCAACGGCTGAATATCTAGTGCGGCTCGATGGTCACGGTCGCAAAACGCCGCGATCCTGATTTCTGCGATGTCTGCGAAGAGCAGGATGCCAAACTCTATGCGTTTGGTGGTCTGCTTCTAGGGCTAGACGCGCGCACAGGCGATCAAATACTGACTGAACACAAGATCTGCGTGGCGTGTCTCGCCGTGCTGGTTGAATTGGTGATGAACGACCAACTCCCGCAATGACTACCCCGTGCGCCTTCGGGCGTACGGCTCAGGGCTGGAAAGATGTGAGCGCGAGCCTCCCGCGATCCTTCTTTCCAGCCCGCCATTTGTTTTCTTGGCACATTGGTGCCAGAGCGTCTGGCACACCCGTCTGACCCTCGAGGGGTGTGTAGACGCGTCTTCGACGTGATCGCTCGTCCTGAGCGTTCTGGCACGTCTGTTTCGTGCTCAATTTCCCCCCTTGCAGAGGGGGGGTGTACGGGCGTACACTCCAAGGGCGAGGAGGGCAGACAACCCGCCCGCAGAGCAAAAGGGGGCAACGTGAACAGGTACGAGGCGACAGAGCAGAAAAACGGAGAGCAAGGGATTGAACTTCACGCGGTCGGATGCGCCGACATTGCCAAGAAAAATCGCGTGACGTTCGGGCTGTTCAACAGCGCAGAGGACGCAATCGCTGAGTTTTACGCGGATCAGATTTCCGAGGGATTGACTATCGCCGAGGCGATGGGCGATTGCAAGGTGATGCCTTGCGCCAAGGCGGTGCGCTAATGAAAGAAATCGATCCGAGCAACCGTCGCTGCCAAGAAATTGGCAGCGACGGGGTTCGGTGCGGTGCATCGGCACACGGACTTTGGGACGTGAGCCGAGGCAAGAGCCGAAAGAGCAACGAAAAGTGGCTCTGCATCGGACACGCAATTTTTTGGAATGTGAGCCGCAATCCGCGGATCGTAGTGTTTGAATAAGGAGGCGAAAATGTACACGAGCAGAAAGAACGCAATCGCAAAGATCGCCAAAATGGAGGCGTTCGACGGCAACTCGATGTGCGGTCGGGAGAACCCAGACGGCACATACCAGAACAGCGGGCGGATCTACGGAGACGCTGCGGTGCTTTGGCGTATCGATCAGGATGCACGCCGCATCCGCTACGTGGTGTATTCGTACGCCACGCCGATCGCTTGGGTTCGGGAAAACGGCGAGTGGGTCGTGCCTGCTGAAAAGTACAGCGCGACTACGAGCCGTCATCAGAGCATCGTCCGAATGGCGGTGCGCTGATGCGAGCAGCGAATGGGACAGGCGCAGAGAGAGCGACAAGCAAGCGAATTCGGCAGGCGATCACCGCGCTCGGCGCGGTGAACGCTCGCCGATTCGAAGAGTTGCTGTCTCAGGCACAAGCGGATCTGGACGAAGCGTTCGAATTCTTGCAGGAGCAAGGCGCGAACGATCTGCTCGAGGTGCTCATTGCATCCACAAAAAAGGTAGACAGGCTGCAAAACTGCGCGTCGGATGCCGCAGACGCAGCAGAGAAAGGAGGCGAATGATGACGTACCCGAAGCAGAGAAAGTTTCAGGCACGGAACGGCGTGAATCTCGCGTGTGAGAAATGCGGAGCAGCGATCGTGAAAGGCGATCAGTACAGAACGGTGCAGCAAGGGTTCAGAGGGCGAAAGATGGTGCGTTGCACCGCTGTCGCGTGCCAATTCAAGCGCAGCGAATACACCTCGTCCAAGATGGCGGGCGTGTACGCGGCGACGGAACAGGCACACGAAGAGATCGACGCGCTCAAGGACACGGATCTGGCAAGCGTGGACGATGATCTCGCGGCGATTCTGTCGACAGCGGCAGACGCGTGGCGAGAGGTCGCGAGCGAATACGAGGAAGCCGCCGACGCAATGGGCGACGGATTCGGTGATCAGACACGGGAAAAGGCAGAGCAGATCAACGATGCCGCCGACTCGCTCGAAGGCGAGACGGTGGCGGTTGAAGTGATCGATGACTGCGATTGCCCGCCGCAAGATGACGTGAGCGATGGCGAGGATTGCCAGACTTGCGCAGAAAAGGTTGCTGAGGCAATCGAGGCGGTGAAGGAAGAGGCGCGCGAGGCGCTCGACAATGCCGAGTCGGAAATCGGCTGAAGAAAGAGAAGGGGGAAAGATCGTGAAGAACCGATTTGGAATCACTTGGGGCACGGGCGAGGCGCTCGGCATTGACGCGAAATGGGCTGCTCGATGCGAAGAGCACGGCGAGTACAAGACGAACACGGCACGTCGCCGCGTTCGGCATCTGACACCAGCCGAGGTTTGCGCCTCGTGTCTGGCGAACGGTGCGCCGATCGTTGAGCGCAAAGAGCGAGCACCTCGCAAGGCTCGCGCTGAGCGTTCTCTGATTGGCGATTCGGACTCGTTTATTCAGGTGATCGGCGATATCGACGATGAGACCAAGACGCGTCTAGAGAACGCGATCGCGGAGAGCGTCGCAAACGATATCGGGTTGCCGAAATGCGTAGATTGCGGCGAGCGTTGGGATCCAACGGGCGAGGGTCCGTTCCGAATGCGTCGCTGCCCAGAATGCAGGGGGGAGAAGTCGTGAAGACGTTGCAAGAGATCGCAACCGTAGCAATGGGCATTGCAGCAATGGTGCTGCTGTTGGCTCTGGGGTCGATGCGATGAGAATCGACAGACGCTCCACGCCAATCGTGTATCGACGGATGCCGCTGCGAGAGCAGACCGAGATCCAGCGACAGCGCGCAGAGCAGGACAAGATCCTTCGGGATGTAATGCTCCTCGCGTATGCGTTCGGGTTCGTGGTGTTTCTCGCGTTGGTGATCGGCTAATGCCAACGTACGAATACCGCTGTGGAGATTGCGGTGCGCGGGAGGAGCACACGCATTCCATCCACAACGTGTACAACCCGCGCTGTGAGAAGTGCGGGCGTTGGATGCGAATGATCTACAGCGCGCCCGCTGTCGTGTACAACGGCGACGGGTTCGCAAAGAAAGACAGAAAGAAGGGGGCGAAAAATGGCTAACGCAAGCAATAGACCTGCAGAACTAGAGCGCATCATCGGCGCTTTAGTTGGGGCAAATGCAAAACGAAAAGATACTTGGAAATATAAATCGAGCGGGTTTCGTTGCGCTGAATGCTCCGCAAGGATCACACGAGATCAATATCGCGAGTCGGTGCATTGCAATGCCTGTCTTGATCAGATGGATAAGGGGGAGAGCAATGGCTAAACAGTTCGAGTTTCTGAAGGCTGAACAGCGCTCGCCAGAATGGTTCGCGTTGCGCAGAGACGGCATCACGGCGACAGAGGCTGCAGTAATTGCAGGGCTGTCGCCGTACAAAACGCCGTACCAATTGTGGGCAGAGAAGAGCGGCAAATATGAACCCGCTCCCGTAGGGGCGGCAGCGATGCGAGGCATTCTGCTTGAGAGCACCGTCGCCGACTTCTACGAGATCGAGACACGGCGCAAACTGAAGCGCAGCAATGGCATTGTGCGTATCAAGGAGATTCCGTGGGCGATGGCATCGCTTGATCGCACCATCGTGGGCGAGGACGGTCTGGTAGAAATTAAGACCTCAGCCTCACCACGTTGGAGCCTGTACCCCGTACCGCCAGAGGTTGTGGCGCAGGTGCAATGGCAGATGTTCGTGACAGGTGCGCCGTGGGTTGATGTTGCGGTGCTGTTGGGCGGTCTGGTGTTTCGTATCGAGCGTGTCAACGCCGACATTGAATACCAGACGCAACTGTACCAGAAGGCGCTCGCGTTCAGAGACGCGCTCGCAACGCAGACACCGCCGCCGTTGCAGGGTGAAGACTCTGACGCGCTCGCAGCGGTGATGCCGTGGAACGGACAAGATGAGTACGCACAAGCAACGGACGGCATTGAGCGCATCGCTGCGCTGTATGCAGAGAAGCAATACGAGGCGAAGTTGCTTGATCAAGAATTGCAGAATCTTGCCGTGTCGCTGAAAGAAGCGATTGGCGAGAATGCAGGCATCGTTGGCGCAGGATGGAGCGCGACGTGGAAGCAAAACAAACCATCCAGAAAGGTGGACTATGCCCAGATTCTAGCAAAGTGGACGGTGCCACAGGACGTTATCGACGAAGCGACGCGGGAAGTTCCTGGCGCGCGAGTGTTCAGATTCAAAAAGGAGGCAGACGGTGAATAGAACAACAGCAGAGGCGCTTGCTGCGCCATTTGACGCTAAGGATCTCAAGACGCGCCCAGGGCGGGCGGGTCTGGTGTTCACATACGCAGACGCTCGTGCTGTTGCACAGCGGCTCGACGATGTGTTGGGCATTGAGAACTGGCAATTCGAAGTCAAGGTGGCGGATGCGGATCGCAATGTCGTGCACGGCACGCTTGCGGTCGTGATCAATGAGAAGCACACCGTACGCCAAGACTTCGGCTATCCCAACAGCGCACAGGACGACGAGCCGCTGAAGTCAGCGGCGAGCGATGCGTTGAGACGATGCGCCGCGCAGATTGGTGTGGGGCGGAGCCTGTATAGCCCAGACAAGAGCGCACCGACGGCGCACATTGCGTCCGTGGTGAAACCCGCCGTCGAACCGAAGCAGAGTGTGTTGGACGACGATGTGATCGCTGCAAAGGCGGCAATGCTGTTCGCGCAGAGTGTGGGCGAGGATGAATGCTCACACGGCGAGGCGTGGAGTCTCAAGCCAGGCGGCGTGAGCAAGGTGAGCGGCAAGCCC